AATGCAGTAAATCATGCTATCTTCATTCTTGCATATTCTATCAGGCTTGGCATACACCGCCGTGATGTATGATGTGTGAGATGTGGGCACTGCGTTGATTGGTACCGTGCTTACATCCTCATTGCAAGCTATTGTCAGCACTGCAATAAATAAGATTAGAAAAGTTAGTTTCATTTTATACCTCCATTTTTTGAGTTGAAATAAATGCAGTTAGTTGCTTTTCGATTACTACAAGCTCTGAAATAATCAGGGTCACGCTGGCAATTTTTTATAGTCAAGCATTTATTTTGTTTTTTCTTTTTGGCCTTTTTCATTTATACCTCCAATAATTTTATTTGTTTTTCAACTTCTTTTATTTCTTCTTCAATGTTCCAATATTCTTGTTGTTTGATTCTATCATCGAGTGACATATTACATGTGTGTCGAATACTATAATAATCAACCAACCAATGCAAATGTTTTTTAATTCTCTCCAGTATCTCCTTACTCATTTCTGCACCTCTGGTTTAGGAATAGGTGGTTGCTGCTGCATCTGCTGACGTTGCGCTTGTTGCTGTGCTTGAATTAGTTGCTGAGCTTTCGCTACTACTTTTTGTTCATCCAATATTTTCCTGACTTCGTTGATAACAGGTGCGTATGATTTTATTTTCTCATCATGCGTTGTGATTTTAATTTCTGTAGCAGTAATCTTTTTATCAATATCCTGAAACCGATTACTCAGTATTCGAGTTGTTGTTTCGCTGCCTTCACTTAACTGCTTTTGCAACTCCACTATTTGCGCTTGCATTTTCTGTATCTGCACCTGTTGTTGTTTTTCGTAGTAGCAAGCTGTGCATAATAATGCAATCAGTAGCATTGCAATTACTGTGAGAATAATTATTTTTTCTGTTGACATTTAAAACCTCCTTTTGTTTTTAGTAATACCGATATTTCAAAGTCGAGCCTGCATAAATATAAACTCCACTCGATGCCACTTCTGAACCAAATCTCATATAAACATTCCCAGCAGTTGAACCATTCAGCACAATCCCTGTGCATCTTGCCGCATAAGGTGTTGATACTGCAATCACGCCGGTTGAAGTTATCGCATCATCACTACTCGTACCGCTTCCGTTCCATGTACCACCAGCCCCATCGGCCGCAAAAGGAATGTCGCATTGATACGAAATGAGCGTCGCACCCGCAGGTGAAGTTACTGCTAACTTAATTCCGGTTGTGGTGATGCTTGAACCAAACAATATTATTGATTCAAATCCGCTTTTGATATTTATATCAGTCCAGTAGAACAGGTCTGTCACATTCGCAAGTGAAGTCGTAGCGCTGTTCTCTCGTGCTGTTTTTGCAACTACAATATCAAGCTCACTACCGCCCCCGCCCGCGCAAGCAGTTGCAGATTTTGCCATCAATCCATTATTGTCAGCACAAATAAATACTGTGCCGGATCCACCATAATTAGTACCGGTGATAGTAGTTCCGCTCACCGTGCCGCCGGATATATTACCGCTGAAAGTGGAAGTCAAAACATTGGTGCTTGGATTATAAGCTATTCCTGCATCAACTTTTGTAGGTAAATTGCCTGTGGTAGTAGAATAAAAAGGCACATAGAATGATGCCGCTGTTGCATCTGTAGCTATTGCTACATTTGCGGCGTTCGTTGCGTTTGCAATAGTGCCGGAATAATTAACAGCCGTCAGGGTATTTGTGTTTGGATTATATGTGAGGTCAGCATCTAATTTAGTTGCCAGGTTCCCGGTCGTTGCGCTATAGAATGCCGGATAAAATGTGGCATTGGTTCCATCCGCTACAACAGTGACCGCACTTGCATAGGTGGAGCTTCCTGCATTACCTGTACAAGTTCCTGAAGAGCCGGACGTATTGCCGGTCACATCTCCTGTGATATTCCCTGAAAATGTCGAAGATAAAATATTCGTATTCGGATTATAAGTCAATCCAGCGTCCACTTTTGCAGGAAGATTACCGCTTGTAGTTGAAACAAAAACAGGATAAAAATTTGCGCTCGTGCTACTTGTTGCAGTAGCGATATTAGCAGCGTTAGTGCTGTCAGTTGCAGAGCCTGCCGTACCTGCACTAGTTGCCGTATCTGCGCTTGTAGCATGAGTAGCCTCTGTTGCGTTTGTGCAATTAGTTGCATTGGTTGCATTGGTTGCGCTGCCCGCTGTTGTTGCAGATGTAGCACTATCCGCTGTTGTCGCATGACCTGCATTTGTAGCGGTGGTTGCTGTTCCTGAATTAGTGGAATATCCTGATGTATCAGAATAATCAGCACTGCCTGAAGTTCCTGCTGTGGTTGCATAAATTGCGTTCGTTGCACTAATTGCAGAAGTACAAGCATCGCAAGCATCTGCATGGTCTGCATCGGTTGCGCTCGTAGCAGTTGCGCTATTACCCGTACAAGAGCCGCTGCTACCTGATACGTTGCCGGTTACATTGCCGGTCAATCCGCCGCTGAAAGTTGCTGTTACTAATCCACTGGCATTGATTATATTCATGGTTGCAGTACCGCTGCTACTGAAATCAGAACAACTACATCCGCCACCGCCTTGCGAAAATAAACTCTTCCATTCGTAAACATCATAATTATTTTTTATGCAGAGAAATGGTTCATCGGTTATTTCTGTTCCGCCCTGTTTTGCTTTAAATGAAAATCTTAAATCAGTAGTGCAAGCCGGAAATGTAGATGTGCTATGCGGCATAATGAAGTAATCAACGTCAGTCAATCCGAGCGTTATTTTTTCTTCATCTGCACAAAGAAATAATGAGCATATCAAAATTAGAAAAACAAAATAATATTTTTTCATATCGCTCCTATATGCATGCCGAATTTTTCCAATATAAATTTCCGCTTGCATCAAAGCACGCATATCCTACCGCCGCAATGCCGCTATATTGAATACCAAAATCAAGTCCTGTCATATCATAATACGTACCAACTTGATTTGCGTTTGCACTGTTAGAGTTTACACCAATCCACTGAGCGATTAAATTATTTGATGCTCCACTGTGTGCATTATTGGTAAGATATATTCTCTGTCCATATTCGGTATCGCTGCCATCCATAACTGCCATTATCTGGTCAATCAGGAAAGCAGTACCGCCGATCGGTGTCGTCGCTCCTCCGACGCGTGCGCCGTCAGCGTCGGTGATGGTGACAGGTGTTACTGCCGCAGGATTAGAGAACGCACCGGTAGTTAGAAAACTTGTTATGCTTGTATTACCGAGTACAACCTGGTTGCTCACGGTTGCCTGCGCTTGATAACCAATTACAATAACGTTTGTTAATGCGTTTACGCTGGTGTTCGCATCCCGGCCAATGAATACAGAATTAGAATTTGTGTTCAACACCACACCAGCGTTGTAACCAGCCTGATTCCCAAGCGCAGTGTTGGAGCCGCCTGTGCTGTTGCTGTTCAGCGCACTCGCCCCAAGCGCAGTGTTGTAGTTGCCTGTGCTGCTGTTCAGCGCACTCGTCCCAACCGCAGTGTTGTAGTAGCCTGTGCTGTTGGCGTACAGCGCATTCGCCCCAACCGCAGTGTTGTAGTAGCCTGTGCTGTTGCTGTTCAGCGCACTCGTCCCAACCGCAGTGTTGGAGTAGCCTGTGCTGTTGCTGTTCAGCGCACTCGTCCCAACCGCAGTGTTGGAGCCGCCTGTGCTGTTGCTGTTCAGCGCACTCGTCCCAACCGCAGTGTTGTAGTAGCCTGTATTTATACGCAACGCATTACTGCCCCAGGCGGTGCTGTTTAGTCCTGCAAATCCTACACGTACAGTTCCTTTGTATATTTGCGATCCTGTTGTGTTGATCGTTGGTGCTGCCACACCCAAAGAACCATCAGCAATATCATCACTATACGTAGTAGTCAAATTTCCTGGCAACGTGTCAAGAAATTTCAGTGCTAGATTCCCACTACCCGCAGAGCATCGATATATTTTTCTATAGGTAACGGTCGAATCAATAGAAACCGGAATATTGCTCAATTCCACTTTCTGTGCTGCCGGATTAATAACCGTCGACACTGCTCCGCTTTCAGTCTCGCCATTTGGTGAGCCAAATGTTATGCGGTAATAATACGCGCCAGTCAACACTCCTGCAGCCCCCAATGCAACCGTTGGCGCGGTCGGGGCAGTGATTTCGCTCATAATGTAATTAGTGCGGTCAGCAACTATTGGTGCTTGCGAAGTTATGCCATATGCCCAGTATCCGCCGAGTGAGCCGACATACGAAACAATTCCGCTGTTCGTATTCTGAAAATCTAAAATATGGTCAGCCGTGCCATTTCGCCTAATCACAAACGGATTATTCGCACTCAATGCACTGCATAAATCACTGCCTACATAACCGTACTGTGCGCCTGTATTACTACCGGTATGAGAACCATTAGTGTTGGCATACACGGTATTTACTATCGGAACATAATATAAACTTGCATTGGTGTGCAGGTCATCATAGCCGCCTGTAGTTCCTGCAAATGGAATGTACATACTCGAAGCAGTTCCCGTTGTTGAGAGATATGTCATATTCGCACCTGCTGTCGTGCCGCTATACAATGTCGTTGAATCAATATAGGCAAGTGGAATTGTGCCGGTCGTGCCGAGCAACTCAAACAGATTTGGGCCCGCTCCATACCTACGTATCTTAAACGCCTGCCCGCTTGTGTGCTGTTTTGCCTCGGTCATTCCGAACGTTCCGTCTCCTGCAATATAGCCATGCGTTTGATTATAAAAATAATCCCAATAATCATCAACATCAAAAACACTATCAAGAGAATGAGCTGCATTTTTTGCTCCACGGATTTTAAAAACATTAACCGCACCACCGCCATGGTCGGGCTCCGTATCGTTATGAATATAGAACCAGTCGCTTGTTTCTATGCCGCTTAACGTGCCCTGTATCGCCTGAAATTCCCAGAGATAACCAGCACGATAAACATAATCCGGGAACGTATGCCATATAAAATTATTTCCGCCATTGCCTTCGTCCGGTGAAATTGTCAATGGCTTTTTGAATTTCAATACTACTGCCGGCTCTCCATCATATGTGATGTCTCCACCAATCGGATCCACGTAAATAGAACCGTTGGCTAATCCACCTGCTGTGTACCAGGTACATCTGCCCGTGTCAGCATCAATACAAAATTGCTTGAATATCCCATTGTACCAGCATGATGTATTATCAGTCTCATCAATCACAATCCACGCTGGTAAAGCACCGGTGAGCCCAGTTAAATCACAATTCCCATACTGGTCAACCATCTGAGCATAGCATTGTCCTGCTCGTGTGCTGTACATATTGCCTCGACTAGCTGCTACTGCAATTGAGCATATCGAAAGAATCAAAATCAATATCAAATATCTTTTCATCATTTACCTCTCGTTATTTTGGATTATATGAATCGAGTTTCACTGTCGCTTTGTTTGGCGTCACCGCCATTGTATACGCTGATGCATTTGCCAGTCCAACCGCGATATACGCCATTGGTTCATATACCGGAACTTCCACGCGCACAGGAGCCTGAGTAAATACTAAATCCATGATAGGAGCGAAATCCTGATCATAACCAGCTCTCATTATACGCGCATTGATTGCACTATTACCAGTTCCAATCTGCTCAATATCGAAATCAACAACTACATCAACCCCATTAACCAGATATTTTCCTGCCGCCGGACTGGTTGAGCCTGTTGATTTGTACACATAATTTGCGCTCTGCACATTGTAGTCATTGAACAGATATATCGGTAATCCTGCAATCGCAAATATTGCCATTGCTCCAATAAGAACTATAATCCATTCATAAGCCAAAAGTCTTTTTCGCATTTATCCTCCAGTTATTTTGTTTTTAATTCAATGTATTTATCCAGTATCGCTTGTGCCATATTTATTTTACTCATCTTTTCTTCAATGAATCGCTCTACGTCGCAACCATGATATTTTTCTACAGGTGCACTGAATACCATCTTCTCAACAATAATTGCTTTCAGCCAGTGTTCTAAATCCTCAATTTGCCATCCTGAAATATTTATTCTGTTTTCCATAAATTATAAACCTCCGTTTATATTCAATTCATGTTTGATTTGATAACATTGAAAATACCAAACACGTTTTATTCTCCAGTATTTATTGCTTCTTTTAGTTTTGCAATTTCTTGAGCAAAGTATATCAATGTCGAGCTGCTATCTATTAATCCATTTTCGTCAAGAATCAAATCAAAGTTTTTAAGTTCATCAACACGTATTTTTTTTAAAATCTCTCTTTTTGTTTCATTCATCAAAAACCTCCTAAAGAATTTAATTGCTCCAATATTTTTTTAAGCTTCCGATAATCAATTGTGATACCCATTGCTTTAGCCTGTTCCATGATTTCATTTGGTATAACATTTTCAAGTGAGCGCGTTCCAAATCCTGCCATTGGTTTTATGCTTGGTCGTGCTGATTCTTTCCGTCCACCAATTTCATCAAAGTAGGTTATCTCAAAATCACCTCGGCATTGATAATGCATCAATCCGCCATACTCATTCCATATATCGCTATAGGGTGGAGCGCATAATCCATCAACTGCCATGCAATACTCTTCACAACAGGTCGGTAATTCCATGCGCGTGATGAAAGCAATGCTATCAATGTCGGCGTATATCGCGCGCCATCTCCCAGCCATGTAGGCATTGAAAGTATTGGTACGATAAACATTTTGCAAATAGTAACCATTTAATTTTGTAATACCTACATCATCAAATACGTTGTCAATCCCATCCTTCCATTCAGTAAACGATTGTCCCTTCTCCATTGCATCAGCAAGCGTTTGATTTATATCCGCTAATAATTTCACATCTCTCACTTTCGCCATGCTAAACGCCAACAGCTTTTCGTATTCGTTTAGCAGTTTATATTCTTCCATGCTCATCACTTTTTTTGCCAGCATGGAATCAATTTCAATTTGATAGAGCACATTAGATAAATGCAATTTGTTTTGTTTTTTTGTGTGAGCCCTGCCTAAAAGCTCACTGTAAATCATTGCTTGCGCCATTACATCACTATGTTTTTTGGTGAGTGATTCTGGTATCAATCCAAGATGCGGTTTTAGCGTAGCCCAGCTCTCTTTTACGTTCTCTTTGATGTGATTCAGCAATGGTTTGTATGCCTCTGCCAGCGCGTCGGGAACTTTAGCGGTTTTTAAATCAAGATCGGCATGGCGAAAGGCTCTCATTTGTTGCGATTTGCTCATATTGATTTTTATAGCATTAGCCGGATTGTATTTCATTCCTCCGCTCCCGCCTCACCAAACGGATTCCCGCCTATCTCTGAAATAGCAATCTCATCATCAGGCATTCCCTCCGGTAATCCACCTGCCGCTTTACATGTTTCAGCCAACCATCTCATACGGAATTTAACACCCATGCTCTGCAAGCGTCTCAGGTCAATTGTATTCAATGCTTTTTCGCGATTGAACAGGAACTCAGGATATACTTCTAGTCCCGGATAACCATTGTAGTCACATATCCAAGGAACTAATGTTTTGTTTATAACCGATTCTAGCGATAGTTTGCCCAGCTCGGCTATATCTGCCCTCACCTGATAATGAACGTCAGCCATTGCGTAGCTACCCACTCCTGATGTGCTTGTGGTTAGCGTCTGGCCAACGATACAGATAGTAATAATATCCTTGAGCTCCTTCATAAACTCAACAAATAGTGCATGGCTGCCGATCACGTTGCCAGGCTCTACAGGAGTCAATTTCAAATTCGATGCATTCGGTATTACTACATTTTCTTTTTGTCTCACTTCGGCTAAAAATTCTGATAAAAATTCTGCAATCGTTCTTCCTTTTACATCACCTGGAACCGGAGCAAACATATTATCGCATTGCGCAATCCATGCAGGATCCGCATAGCGAGAGATGAACACGCCCCATTGAATAGTGAGATGTTTTTTAAAATACCATGTGTTATATAATTTCAGTAGCGTTGGCTTGCCACGCCTGTCGCCCGCCTCCATATCCCAGGTATGAACCAAAAACTTTCTGCTCATCTCCTGTGGAACTAAATCATACATTGGATAATTCGCAATCGTGGTATATTTTAGCGCGCCATCAATTGCAAAATCAAACCATAAATTGTGTTTGTCATTTATTTGTGCTGCAATAATATTTTTATTTCTTTTCTCCCAATTTATTTCTGCAAACCTACATCCGGTCATGGACGCCTTGTCAAGCAACTTCAATGCATCATCGAAATTATCGCACATCTCCAGCACATCATGAACCATTGTTCTAATTTTAATCGGAACATTATCGCCTACAATACTATACCCATCTTTTAGCACTGCACTTTGTCGTTGCACGTACGCACTATCAATATGCGGGTCAAGCATCATCTCTTCATACACTTTGTGCTCACTTTTGCCGGAATGATAACGCACATAATTTAATGCATCAGAGGTAGCCATGCTGTTCAATGCACTAGAATATGTCATCTGATATGGAGAGAGTATTGGAATTATGCTCGTGGTACTATCAGTCCAGCCTTTTTTTTGTGCGGTTTGGCTATCGCTGCCCATCGTGTTTACATTCTCTGCCCATGTCTGTTTTTGTGATTGGTCAGGTGTATCATCAGTAGGATTTATTTTCTTGAAAATATTTCTTACAAAATCTTTTATCGTTGCCATACATAAATGATAATATTGATAAATGTTTAAGTCAAATTGACTTTAATGTTTTTTAAAATTATAATCAATTATGATATTCATAAAGGAGTTTTGATTTGAGAAAAGAAACGCCATTCAGCAAAGAAGAATATAATGGTGATGAACAAAAAATAAATACGAAAGATGTTCAAAAAGAAATTGAGAAATACAAACAGATGCAGAAAACAATCAACAGCAAGGATGTGTGGGGTAATGTGGTCATATGCTGTTTTGCAATCCTGTGTTTAACAGGTATGGAAACAATGGCATTGTACAAAAACATTGATGGTAAGTATGCAGCCCTAATTGCTGTTTTAGTTGGAGGACTGGGCGGTTATAAAATAAAAGATATTTGGCAATTGTTTCAAAAGAAATAATGACAATTAGCTGACCATGAAAAAAGAAAAGCAATTATTCAATAAAGCAAAGCAATTATATGTAAATGATGAATTTACACCTGAGAAAATTGAATCAATAATAGATGTCAGTGCAAGGCAAATTTTTAGATGGATTAAAAAATACAAATGGGGAGAAGAGAGGATTGCAAAAAAAGAGGAAGCCAAGGAGCAATTTCATAAAGAACTAATAAGAATTGGTGCTGAAGTTTTTATCGAAAAAGCAATTTTATTACTTGATATTTGCATGGAGAAAGCCAAGTCGGCAGAACCAAGAGGCATAAATGATTGCATGCAGCCTGCGGAAAGTCTCATGAGGTTTATTGAGGCATTAAAGTATTCAATAGAATTAAAAACAAGAGCAAAAGAAAAAGAAGAGAAAAAGGAAGAAGAGAAAAAATTAAGGATTGTAGATAATGCAATATGCCGTTAAAAGACTTAGAAAAACGAAATCAGGAAGCAGAATCAGAACTGCAAAGCGATGAAGAAAGTATAAATTCCAATCCTAATCTGCTCGATAAAATCCGTGAAAATCCTATCAAGTTATTTTCATTTCTGGACCCGCCTATAGTATTTTGTGCACAGCTCAAAGAATTATTCTACAATATTTTCAACAACGAGGGGGACCGATTTTCATTGTTAAAATTTCGTGGTGGTGGTGGAACACTATTGGGCGCGTGCGTTGGAGTTAGTTGTTTCGCGCTGAATGAATGGGATATTTATGATGCTGCCGGTTCGCTTGACCAAGCACTCACTGGATTTGAATATGCCTCACGCTTTTTAAATTTACCGCCATTCAATCAAACGGTTGCAGGTGGTATCACGCTGAAGACCAAAGCAGAAGGAATATTCGGTAATAAATATCTATGCTTTCCTGCATCACCTAAAGCAATTCGTGGCAAGCATCCAACACAAAAATATACAATTGATATTGAGAGGCTTATTGAGGAATGGGAGACATTTGATATAAGCAAGGTAGTGCCAACAAAAGGAAGAGGGGCGCTGCTACTGATTGATGAAGAGGCGGAGATTGAAGACAAGGAAATACTGCCAGCATTATGGGGCATTATCAGTAATGCTGAGCCAGGAATAATATTGAGATTGTCCACAGCTCACAAAGCAGTCGGCTCATTCAAAGAATTAATAGATGATCCGGCAGCGCAAGGATACAAGCATTTTAAGATTGATGCATTTGACACCATCAAAGATAAGCCAGTCGATTGGAGCGATTATCTGGATTCCTGGGCGCGTGATAATCACAAACAAATGAGCGATACTAAAAAGAAAATGATGATGAATTCGATTAACTCATATTGGGGCAAGCGAGACCGGTCTGATTTTCATGGACATATTCAAACGAAAAACATTATCAATGCGCTGTACGAAATGGACAGTATCACATTTGATGTTGAATTTATGGCAGGCACACAAGCAAGCGAAAATGTGGTGATACCGGGAAACCTGATTGACGAAGCACTGATTGACGAAATACCGGAAGTGCAGGGTGGAATAAACGTTATGGAAATTGACTGGGGATTTTCCGGTATGACTGCAATACTGGTTGCTAATTGTTATGGCAACGATGATAAACAATATTTAGATGCAAAAGAATTTCATAGGATTAGTCAAGATGTGATTTTTGAATATATTAAATTTGCTATTGGACAATATCAACTCCGGTTGGCATTATGTGATAGTTCGCATAAATTTGAGAATGATATGCTGAGAAAGTTACTGCCAGTTCAGGAAGTAGTTTTTAGTCAAGAGAAGGAATCAAATTATTCTAAAATGCTGTGGCGTTTTCAAAACCACAAGGTTAAAATACCAAAAGCGTTTACCACGTTTATTTTGCAATTGAAGAAACTACATAGAATTAATGGGAAAATTGTTAAACGCGAGGATCATTGCCCGGACGCTGCAAGTTGCGGTGAATCATTCAATTACGGGAGTATGCAAATGCCGCGCGTGATACCACGAAAAGAACCTGCTCGATATAATCGCTATAGCAGTGATTATGAAAATGTCACGCGCAAATTGCGTGAGATGATGTAGATGTGGGGCAGCATTGCTACTGCCCCATTGCGGAGGGTAGGGAAGAAAGGGGGTATTATTCCATCCTAACTAAAAGATTATCATTGTTTTTATTTGCGTTTGGTAAAGCCATAAATGATTCAGTGGGGTTAGTATTGCGTTTTATGCCATAAGCAAAATCCGTTATTGCAGGGTCGGGGATCATAGCGGAGTAAAATAAAGTTCCTATCCATTTAATCGCGTTTTCCAAGAATGCAGCAATCCCTCTTTTCCTGCGTGGTAGAGTTGCATCATTTTCACCGCTTGCACTTGCCCCCCTTAGCCAACCAAAACAGCCGCCGACTTCGCTTGACGCGCCGGAATAAAACAGCCAACGAGCTGCGGTATTAAATGCGACTGCAACATTAGCTCCACCAGCAGCATCGGCAGGATTTGCATTGAAGTCTGCTCTCGGTTCTCCGACTATGCTTGCATCTTCTTTTAATTCAAATAACCCAAATGCGGTTGGATAGGCACAAGGCACATCATTTACGCTTGCCCAGATATAGCACCAATATTCATTGCAATAAATATTAACTGATAGAGCATGAGTGCTTTTGATGTACATATATCCATTTTGGGGCACTGTGAATACTGCATCATTTGCAGTCTGGACATAGATATAATCAGTACCGGCATCATTGACTATCGTAAATCGCACATAGCAACGTCTTCCTGCTGTGTCTGCAGCAGTATGACACTTTTGGCCGGTGTCATCGACCCATCCAGCTATTACCAATTTTGCAATAATTGAATCAATCAAGTCTGATAGAGTTGCCGCCAAAATAATTTGGTCATAAAGAAAAGCCATAATTTGTTTCCTCCTAAGTTGTGAATCCTAAAAATTGCATTTCCCCAGTGAAGGGATTTATTCCAAGTGACTCGATAGAATAAAATGTTTGCAGGTCAATTTGTGAATAATCTTCGAGCCATAAAATATTGTTTAGATCCATTATGTAGTTTGTGATGGTGTACAGCAAGCGTGAACCACTGTTGATAATTTTTTGCTCCCAGGCATGTCGAACCAAAAGCATATCACCTACTTTATCAGCACTAACTTTATCCCAACAGAATTCCAAACTTTCTTCTCGTGTTCCTGTTGTTTTTTTGCCGATACTAATTAGGTCAGGTCTGTTGGTCGTGGCATAATAACCATCACCAGAATTACAATAGCTCAGTGTCAGGTCGTTGTAGATTTCCTGTCGCCCCGTTGTCGGCTGATAACTATTCGCCAGCTCATCGCGTTCTTTCTCAAATGATAAATTGTAGGGTGCAATTGGTGTTGTATAGAGCCTGATACAAATCAATGAGCTGTTGTCAATGTAGGTATCGCACTGAGATGAAAAACCTAAAATGCTATCCCATTGTATGCCAGTCTTTATGCTGTTTATCACGCCAGCTAATTTCAATCCGGCTGTAGTTGCGGCCGTTTTTGCTGCCGCCCAAGATGCTGCGTTGAATTGGATTGATGGTATGGCTGCAAACGTTTTCAGAAAGTGTTCTCGTACATCCACTGCGTTTGTGAGCGCTGCCTCTACTCCGTAAGTACCGTTATTAATTCCGTGCACGTCAACCCTAATATTCTCTAGTCCTGGCATAGCTCCACTCTCCCCTGAGAGATGAACCGTCTGTCCGCTCGCAACTGCTGTGACAATATTCGGAATCACATTACAAACATCACCACCGGGGAATGATTGCACAGTATAAATTGTAGCCATATCACCCAATGTAATTTTGTCTCCGATTGCATAGCATCCAATATCGGTTAGGTGGCAATGATCTGCACCAAGTACTGCTATTGCACTTAATGTAGTTTCGCTGACGCCCTCGACGGTCGCAAATTGTGCGGCTCCAACAACAATATTTGGGGTGATAGTTAGCATATCTATGCTGTCATTATCTGTTATTTTGTATGGATTTACAGTATCGCCATTAATAATTATTTTGCTATATTTTCTAAATCTGCCAACCCTCCATACATGGCAATGATTTTCCCCATTCACTGTAGCTGTTTTCAGGGTATCGCTTGCGGTGAATTGCTGTGGAACTACTCGCACAATAACCATCGGGACATAACCTGCAAGATAACTCCATTGCGCTGATAATAATTTTATCCACTTGCCGCCCTCTTCCCGGTAGACAGCATCAATGGATTTTATCGGGAGCGCGCTAATCATATAATCATTGTAGTTCACGCCGAGATATAACCCATAACCATTGATACAGGGGCAATCATAAGCACCGTGAGGATTAGGATAGCTACTACTATCCATTATTCCATACGGATATATATAGGATTTTCCTACATTTTCATCCGGCATATTTGGGAATGTGGTTTTGTTCAATTTCAAAACAGGGTAATTCCATTGCAGTTTCCAGCTCATATGATCCGTGATGTCTAAAAAGAAATTTAGGTTTGCCATTACTCCCCAATTTTGAATAACTCCATTGAACGTTAGCACCGGAGTATACCCTTGACGTATTGGGAATATTGTTGTTATCGTTGCTGTACAGTTTTTCAATTCAGTTTTTGCGGCTACGATTCCGCGCAACCATAAATCACCATCATGAATTATTATCCGGCAGAAAGAGGCAACATAATTTCCCTCCGTATTTATCTGCCTCTGAATCGGGTCAATAGAATAAATGTAAGGCAAAAATCCAGATGAACCGGAGCCGGTATCGTGCTCTAGCGGCAAATAATAACACGTGACCGCTCCAACTGTGATTGCAACCAATAGACTCATAATCCAATACCCTCTTGTTTTAACGATAAACTCAAATTGTAGCACTCCCCAATATCATGCGGTATTTCTATTTGCATTCCGACGCTCATCAGGTATGCAACGCTGTTGATTACCACACACATTGGATAAGCGACATAGTGATTACTGGTGCCTATTTGTTTGTGTTTTTTGCAACTATAAAACATTGCTTCCCATACATCCACATCGGTATCGTGCTCCAACTGAAATTGCAAAGTAAAATTCCTGCGCTTCCCGCTAATAACTTCTGCATTGCAATAATCGCTCGATTGATCAGTACCAATAACTTCCGGCGTCAGTGTGAATTTCTCAAGGTAACCAATTGCCGGTTGCTGAGATAAGCCAATATATATTTCTCCCAGTGTTTCTATTGCTCCACGGGGTTTTGATATCTTGATATAGCCAAGAGTATATGTGCGAGGTAGAATCACATAAGAACTGTAGGGAGTATCTGGAAATGTGCCGGTCAGAACAGGGAGATTCGCAGCATCATAAATAGTGTAATCAAAATTACTTGCACATTGGAAATTATAAATGCTGATAAAATTAACATCATAACCCTGAATAGTTGCTTTCACCCAGTCACCTAACCGGAATGGAACACGTACCCGACTTGTTCCATCTCTTAAATTTTGAGGATTTAAAATATTCAAATCAATCGAGGTGAAAACAGATGCTGCTTGCAAAACGTTTTGAGGCACAAAATAAATATTACATCCGGCTACGGCACTACCAACACCAGAAAAATATGAGTTCTGTTGTGGAGCTGGTTGGAAATCCATGTAATCAAACAGAAATGATGTTTCAAATTCTGACGTTTCAGTCATATCAAAAACATCGGACATGATAAATTCATCAGTTTCAATCAGGTCAAATTCAAATACTGGTAACATACTAATCTCCTGTATTCAATGCTCGTAGTATTTTTTTAGATACGCCCCTGTCTCTTTTTATGCTGCTAATCAATTCATCAAGAGTATTCGCCTGCACGTTGATTGTTACTCCGCCAAGATTATTGCTGTATCGGCGATTATCGCTGCGTGAATCAATATCAACGCGCTCCCGTCTTCCGCCCTCTCCTACAAGAAAACGAGTAGGGCTGTTTACAAATCCATGAAATCCTTGCGCTGCAGGTATTTCCGGCTCGTATTCATTGCCTTTGTATTTGGGTATGCCGCCTCCGATTAGCCCCACGCTGCTCGCTACATTATCTGTAGCTGCCGCTGCTTCATTTGCTGCATCAATATATTTTTGCCATGCTGCCGGTATATCGGAACCCAGTGCTTTTAGCATGTAGGCAAATCCTTTCTCGATTGATTCTTGCATCGTGAGTTGGTCTTTTCCAAGAACTCCATTTTCCACTGCTTGGTCTATTAATTTTTGTGTGTTGGCGTCTATCGTAAATCCATATTGCTTTGATGCCTCAACAACGGTTCGCAGGGTTGGAGCCATTGCTTGCAATGCTTGATTTTGTGTCATTCCTCCGGCAATAAGTTTGTCGTAATTTTTGACTGCATCATTTTGAAACTTTGTAAAATATTTCATTGCATCATTGGCACCGAGTTGACCGGATTTAAATAGTCCTTTCATTGCCGTATTTTCAGATTCAATAACAGTCAACAGTTCCTTGTTCGCTTCTATCACTTTATGCATCGGCACACCACCCAGTGCGTTCCATGCCTCCAGCATTGTGGAACCATTCAAAATCATGGCATCAAAAGTGATTTGCGCAACTTCACGAAGACCGGTCATTTCTGCAGTATATTGCTCCAGCGATATTTTGCCAGCGTCCAACGATTGCTTTAGCGCGTCCCCCCATTGTGATATACCAGAGGCTGCTTCACCAAGTGCGGCTTTCACATAGTCAGAAATTTCCTTTACTTCCAACCCTGCCGCTTTAGTTTCTTGAATCATCTTAATTATGGTTGCATCAATATGGTCACCAACTACATCGGTCATCTGCGCAAAAATAGTTCCAACACTTTTTGCAAGGTCAGCGGTTGAAATTAACCCGGCTCGTAGTCTGCCCAACTGGTCTATCACCGCTTTGAACGCTTTATCCATCTGTCCCTGATTGGTTATCTCTCCTACAATCTCTGCAAAATTCTGAGCAATCGCTTTGTCTTTGCCAATCTTTTTGCTGGTCTCCAGTATTTTTTTAGCCAACTCCTCACTCACTGAATATCCCAAATCTTTGCCAATTTGTTCTCCTAATTTCTTCCATTCTGGTTTCCCCTTGAACAAACTAATAATTTTCCCAAGTACTGAACCAACGACAGAACCGATTGCTTCACCAAATATAGGCATAATAGTTTTACCAAAACTACCCATGTTTTTTGCTAAATCCTTGAACCATGCTGCACCTAAACCACCACCCATCTTTCCCATCATTCCGGCTAATTTACTTTCGCCGCCGACAAGCGCACTGAAATAACCACCTACTGCGCTAATTGCATCTGCCATAACTGTAGCGATTGTCTCTCCCCAATCAATAGTATCCTGCGCCAAATCTTCTGTTGTGTTCGATACATCAACCATGCCCTCAACTGCTTTTGTGCTGTTCTCTGTCGCCCCACTGCCCCAGATGTCGTAACCTTCAGTTGCGCTTTGTAATCCAGTACCCAACTGCGCCTGTAAATCACTTACTACTTGCAAATTATTTCTATACTCCGGCATATTAGTACCGGTTAATCCGCCGTATTCCGCAACTAATTTTACAAGTGCTGCATCATTGGCCTCAAGTGCTTTAGTATGCTTCAGGATTGCTTCGGCTGCCGCCTCGTTTGCTTTCTTTACCTCTTCCCCGTATTTTCTTATGGCTTCTGTTCTCTTTTTTGTTTCTTCTTCGGATGTAACCGATACCCCACTTGGCTTGCTCCCTGTTGCTTGCTTATATTTTTCATAAGGCATTCCCAAATCAGTACCCCATGATTTTGGTTGCGGTTCCTTTCCGCCAAAACTCGCCATCCAATCTCTCACTGTTTGATATTTTTCATACAGACCTACTAGCTTAAGAACATACCGCTCCAGTACTACAATTCCTGTACCAATAGTCCGCCCAATAAATTCACCAATCTCTTTCCCAAATGAGACCAGATTGAACTTCCCAATTATTCCTATTAACCAACCAACAGTCTCGCCAAAAGAACGAGACGAACCTTTGGCTTTTTCCATGCTCTTAGTTGCATCACCAAAGGCTTTTGTGGACGCCATTATTGCATCAGTCATGCCCACTTTGAAATTGTAAACCAATCCGCCAACCGCCATTTGCAATTCTTTCATTTGTGCTGCGCTTTGTTGCTCTGCTGCTAATTCCTCACGTGCTGTAAATGCTGCAAGGTCATGCCCTTTCGCCAATTCGTTTAATCTATCAGAATAGTTTTTTGTCCACTCTGACAGCTCCATTATCACTTTTACACCGCCACCCATCATCACACTGGCAACTATAAATTTGCCCCACCTGGAAATAATCCTGCTGGCGTATCTGTCCATGTCAACCAATTTACCTATGCCCTGAGAGGCTCCCCTGCTTACTCCCTCACCCATGCCGATACCTGCGACACCCACCTTGTCAACCGCAACAACAACTTTCGATAATTCGTTTTCATAGGCAAACAATCCACTTTTTGCGGCATCATAATTTTTTCTCCAATTAGCAACTAATGCGTTTTGCTTGTTTAATTTATCCTGCAATGCATATTGCGTATTTAATTTTGCTTGCAATGCGTTTGCTGCCGTGACCGCCTGCTGATATGCTGCCGCCATTTCTTTGCCCATCTTTGAGGCAGTCAATGTAGCCTTGTCCATGCTGGAATCAATTTTTTTCAGATTGGCATTGACAATTTCAATTTTATTTCCGCTTGCATCAATTACATCGAATTTTATCCCGTACGGAATCGTGCTCATCTATATCTCCAATGCTGCCGATTGTGTTTTTGAATGATGAGTATTCAAAAGATTCATTGCCTCAACAATTAGATTTTGCCGATGATTAGTCAATTCGATTTCCTCATATTTTCTCATATATGTAACCGCCATCCAGTCAATCGCATAACCACTTCGTATATCAAATCGCATAATGGCATTGAATAAATTCAATGTCTCCAAATTGCTTTGCCATAGCTCCACTTTCTCTGTAATCTTATGTGCGATTGCTTTTGCTCCACTGACTTCATAAACCGTCCTGCCTGCCAGTTTTTTGCGTTGCTTATCATTGGCCACAACTTCCTTTTCAATATAGTTCTGTTTAACGTAGATTATGAAATTTTTTTTTGCTCCTCTTCAATCTTCTGCTCTTCATCACGGAATGCATTGCAAGCATAAATAATAAACGTTGCAAAATGTGGCAATGTGCATATCAATCCCAGTGCTGTTTGTTTACCAAATTTAATTTCGCCATCGGGCAGATTCAAATCTTTTAATCGCTCATTCAGGTAACTACATTTCAATCCAAGCCAACCAACTATATAATCATTTTCTACCAATGATTTTGCATACTTGAATATATCAATGTCCTGTTCCTTGAGAACTTTGCCGCCCTGAATAATAGTAGCCCTACTTTTACCTGCGTATTTGATATATTTTTCTGCCGTCAACGGCTTTGCAATTATCACAAATTCAGAATTGATATATTTTTCATCTATCAATTTACCGTCGTCATCTTTTTGCTTGGCATAATCAGAATACTTCACCTCATATTGCCGCTTTTCTGAGTATTCTGCCAGTCTTAAAAGCATTTCTTTCTCTTCCATTTTTCTAACCTCCGTTTAATTTTTTAGCTTAATTGAATTAAGCAAGTTTCTTCATCGTTACTACCAGACCCAAAAGCCTGTATAGTTTTTGGTAATTTGTTTCCGCTAAATTCTGCATCATCAAGAGACACTTTTGTGATTTGGCAATGCGGGTATGTCAAAACGATATGAGGGATTCCTGTCACGTCGCCAAATTCTATGATCACTTCAAATTCTTTTTCAGTCCATGGGAATAACAGTTCTGCCGCATTTTGCCAGGTCATCCATGATGTCAAATCCATAATCACATCGCGCCGATTTTCTCTTAATGAATACGTTGGCCAGTTAGAATTTTTCTTTTCTCGTGGTTCTGTCTTCAGGCTTTCAGTCCATTTCAGTGAGCCTTCCATTGCGCCGACAATCAAATAAACTTTTTTGTCTTTTGCGATTGCCACAGGAACGATATTTGGTGTGACCGGTACAATATCGCCACTACCAGGTAATGTCACGGTTCCTACGGTATAAACGGTTGTGTCGCCCTCAAATTTAATCTGATTTCCTGCCTCAAATAATCCTGCTTTGTCGAGCGTGCCATCGTATACGTGTACATGATTATCTCCCTGAGCTGCTGCTGATTTCAGCGTTGCGATAGAAAACAGCACATATCCGGTTGCAGAATATATTGTGTTATTCACGGGTGCTGCTGCCGTTGCAATGTAACCGTAAACGAGAGAATCTTTTGTGATTCCGCCAGCTGCGATTGCGGTAGTAAATGTGATTGCACCGGTTGTATAATTCACATTGGTTATTGTATGCGGCGGCAATCCTGCCTCACCTGTTATTTTGAATACCCCACCTATGCTGAATTTATACGGGTCAACTACTGCGATTGCAAATAATCCGGCAATCACATCGGCGACCGTGTAACTCTGTCCAGCTACTGCAAATGAAAGGCAGTCCCAAGTTGTATTCAATGTCGTAAAATCATCAATCGTGGCATCGGCTTTGAACGGCAAATCGGCTGCCGATACTTTGCAGTTGATTAACCAAACAATATAACCATCATTATCTATCGCTATCGTATACCAAGATTCTGTGGTGGTAGTTGCCCTGTGCGTCAAGTCATATTTTTTATTTCCCGCATCCGGCGCATCAATTCCGTAGAGCGCATCCATCAAACACGAGCCGTGAATATCAGCAGTCACAACGCCAGTATAAAGAGTAGCGACCTCGATAGGACATTTGATGGTTGCCTTAGAACCATTGAATCCCGCAGTCCTGCCAGGATATTTTGAAAAGCTACCAGCATGTCGAACCATGTTTTCAACCTTGCGCGCCTCTGCAAATGTATCAGTACATCCGACATCAAGCAAAGCATCGGCTCCGGCAGGATATGCGGGGACGTCTTTTGCTGGTTGCACTTTAATATAAACAACTTTTGCCTGTTCTAATAATGTTCGTAAGCTCATTTATTTATCCTCCACTGCTTTATTTTTCTTTATCAGTACTGCTTTTGGTGGTTCAACTATAACTGCTTTTGCAATCCCTTCTGCAATGTGCTCAGTACCGGCTCGCTCGCTAACTTCCGTCACCTCATCTTTTTCTCTGATTAACCCTTCAACTCGCCGTCTGCTGTTATAAATAACTTTCATTCAATCCTCCTAAATATTTTCGTATGATTTTTAAATTCAATAAATTACCCGGGCATGTTTTCCCGTGTGTGTCAAAATCACGATGAAAAAATACATTGAATATTCCAAATCCTAACTTCTTTCGTAGCTCGTCAAATAATGCTTTCAATGATTTCATTTGTTCCATGGTCGGCTTTTCAATGTCGCCATTGCCTACAAAACTAATTCCGATATGAGTATGATTCTTCCCGTCTTCTGGGCAATGCGCGCCGTCCAGTTGCTCAAGCCAGCGATCTCCTGTTTCAATAATTCCATCCATCCGGTTAATCAGAAATTGATAACCCATGCCATTATTAAATCCACGTCCGCCATCTGCTTCTGGTTTTCTATGGTCTGCATCAATAGTGCTGCCCATCAAATGCGTTTGGCTGTATTCACTACCAGGATTATTAGCAGTGCAATGAAAAATAATCCCTTGCCATTGTCGTAGTGGAGCTTTAAGCACTTCAAATATTTGCCATGATTCAATACGCATTATCATTTTATTTTCCAAACATACTAATGTTCATCAATCGATAATTATAATCCTTATCCTTTTTTGCATCATGGTAGGCCAGAACGGGACCGATAGTGTTGATATGAACAGGATTTACATTCTGAAAACTATAGGGTGGTGCACTATATGGCGTGCGCTGAAATACGCCAGGATCATTCAGTATTGCTGCTCTGATAATATCTATCGCCCCGCAAATGAATTTTTCCACATTCATTTTTTCCGCAATATCCTGCCAGATATAATAAACATCAAACCGGTAATCAAATATACTGGTCGTGCTCCTCTTGGCATCAATTATAATTTGCTCACCTATGCAAATTGTTAGGAGCGGATAACCGTGTTGTAGCGCATTCACAATATCACCGCCGGCACTGGTACGAAATTCCTTAATAGCGTATGCAGTACTATCAAGCTGGTCAACTATCCAGTTGCCTAGAGCCAAAGCTAAATCATAATTCTTATTCATTGAATTTTTGCCTTTAGAAATTGTTCAACACGCCGATTTAACATCTTCACGTATTCAGGATATGATTCGAGAGAACCTTCCGGCAGTACTTTACGCGGTGGAATTGTCACTTGTTTTGCATATATGAATTTTATGCTTTGTGTTTCGGTGCTGGTAAATCTATGCCCTGCTACATGCCTAACCATCTTCACGCGACTTGTTTTTCCTAGTCCACCAGCTCCCTGCCTCCGTCGAGCAGTGAAAGCATTCCCAGGAATCATTAGGTATGGATGATTTTTTGCCCTGATAACTCTACCCTCTTGATGAATTTGCAGTAGTGGTGTTGCGCATTTTGCCGGATGTATCTCGCTTCCGCTTATCACACTGTTTGTTTCTATTGAATGAGTGATAGAATTTTTAAGGAATTTGTTTTGCATCAATGGAGTTGTGAGCCCGCCCTTTAATTCTACTGTCAGAGGTGCGTTGGGCATCAAGCGATTACCTCGCGCGTCTGTACCATGCTCAATATTCCGACGTATCAGTTCATCTGCACCCAGTCCGACCAGTTCTAAAAATGGCGTGAAATCGGACATCGCTTTTTTTAAATCAGTGAGCACATGAATATCTTTTGTAATCGTGACCTGTAGCATTTATTCTTTTTCCTCAAAATCCGGGTCGTTGTCATCCATCGTCAGGGATGGTTTCGGAATATCCAGTTGAGTATATTGTCGATAGCTTTTCATCGTGCGTGTTGTCGCACCATAAATTGAAAGTGTGCCGGCTTGAATCTTGCCAAGCATCTCCAATATCTTATCATAGCGAGCGACGTCCTCTTCATTCCAGCGTGCTTCTAAATTAATTATAGTAATGTCGGCTGTTATTTTTGTAATCAAATTTGGGACAGTAGTAAAGGGGAGCGTATAAAGCCCCCCTATATAACTATAAACCAAGTCACTGGCATCACGTAGAGCAATGCCTTCCCTGGTTTCATCTTCGGTTGTGCTTGCCGCATCATCAGTTAGTGATTTCCGTATCTGTTCCGGGAATCGTGATTTCAGTTGTGCTACTGTGCATAACAACGGATAGGTCATTTTGCTATTCCTGTATGAGTTTCGATGTTTGTTTTTATCCAGTGCGATTTTCTGTCAGCGAGCTCTTTCACGTAGGGAGGGACGTTGTCTTGATTAAAAGTTGTTCCTCTCACAATTTGAACATAATTCCTGGCCATCAAATTCACTTTACCTTTGTAGTCATTATCTGTTGAGAGTTTTTTGTATGGTCTCAATCGCTCTATGGTTTGTTTGCTAGCTTCCATTTCGGAATTAGCTTTTTTCTCATTCAATTCTCTACTCTGTTCTACTGTTCTCGCAAGCGGTAATTCACGTGCAAGATTTTGTAAATCAACTATCAGATATTCATCAGGTTTGATTTGGAAACTCAACGTAACAGTACACGTGTAGGTTGTGTTCTGTATCGTTATATTTTTTTCGTCTTTCATAAACCTCCTTTATTTTTTATGCCGCATTGGTATCGCAGCAAACGATAGTGTTCATGTCGGCAGGATATGGGAACATACAGCTCAATACCTGAATGCCTTCAATGTTCGGATGTGATTTTTTGGTACTAAAAGTGTACGGATTGTAATCGCCGGTGTACCAGACATCTCTGCCATCAATTCGGTCGTATACGGGACACCAGAATTCAATGAACGGTCTGCGTGGGTTTTGATTTGCAAGCATCACATAAAACATGGGATCCAGATATGGAGAAAAAGTTGCGCCATTCCACCATGTTCCGGTCATGCGATATACGTCCATTCCTTGCCAACCTTTCGCAACTAATTGACAACCCATTGCAGGATTGATACCTTGAATATTCCATTGACTTCCGGTATCGTATACTGCTTTTGGCCATGTTTGCACTGTCTGAAATTTCGTAGTGTTCATCAGGTTGTCACAGCAGGTACTGCCAAGTAAAAGCAGATTTGGTGCTTCACCACAATCATCAGAAATAAGCTGCGCATCGGCTTGAATGTCTGCATATATATCAGCCGCAATATTTGTCCAGTCATGCGCTGTAGCGTGTGTGCCTGGGAGGTTGTAATTAACACTCCAATTTCCCTTGGGGTTGGTGTAGGTCAATTGCCCTGTGAATGCTTGCCAGCGTAGCCATTCATGTCGTGTTGCACATTGGTTCTTGAGCTCTGTCCACTGGTCGAGGATATATGCCTCAACTGCATTCGGTGTACGACCGCCAGTATCAATTGGATTTGTGCCGGGCGTGATTTTTTTTCTCAATTGTTTTGGGTCTAGAATTGTCTGCGGTTTAGAAAGGAATATCTCATGGATTCGGCGTATCTCTGGAGTGGGCAGGCTCACGGTTTCACCCTCTGCTTCGTAGGGAACCAGCTCTGCTATGTTTTTATGCCCGGTCAGGTAGGGCAGAATGATATCATCCACGCCAGGATTTACTTTCTTGTTGTAAACCATTTTTGCCGCAAATAACTGGGGTTCAGGAATGAGATTAAATTTCTCACTCATATATTTCAGGTCAAGTAATTCATCTTCGAAAGCCATAATTTTTTACTCCTTATGCATCAGCTTTTGTGATGATTATTTGTGTTTGTGTCATCAGTTCGTCGATTGCAAAATTATCAGTAGTTATATCTGGACATATTTTGTTTGCTCTAAAATTGCCGGTCACGTAGTACGGTACAGGAACTTCTGCCGTTGTTAAATTTCCCCAGTCATTGAATGGAGCAACACCATCGGCTCTGCTCAGTATTCCGCATGGATGATTAATGCCGTAGAAGCCGCTATAGAATCCGTTTTCAAGCAGTCCGTTCTTATTGAGTTTTTGAACACTTGTTTGATAACATCCTTTTGCGATTGCTAACTGTGCGAATGGAGCAGGTATCGCTACAATCCAAGAGTAATAATCCATTACGATTGTTGCGCCTGTTAAATCATCATCGGGAATTCTGAACCAGAGAAATCCTTCATCGTAGCTAACTGCACCATAAGCATCGTCGCCCATCGCAAAAAGCACGCCATCGCCATCTTCAATGAGGACATAATCTGCAACAAGTAATTCATCTGTCGCTATAATTCCTCTACGCTTCAATGCGATTTTTCTTTGAGCAATTTGCTCGGCTGTTTTTTCTGCTTTCGCTTTTGCTTTCCCTTTTGTTGCCCCTGAAAATAGTGTGATACTGATTACAACAGAGCGTTTTCGGATAGGATAGCATTCTGTCATGTACTCAATATCGTATATCGGGTCCAAAAGTTTGTTGATTATTTTCGCGCGTTTGTAGGGTACTTTCGCAATCATTCCACCCATGATGTATTCATCTTCAATCGGTTCGGGCAGAAAATAATTATATCCTTCTTCGTCAAATTCGCTAAAGAATTTGTATATGATTTGCCCATAGTCGCCGGTCGGTTGCCTGTCATCCATTGTCACCGGCAGTGTCACCGGCTCAGAAACTGTAGTTGCAAATATTTCTTTTTTTGTATCATATGTTACTTCAATATCACCCATTATTTCACCTCCGTGCCGGAATAGTTTTTGATTAGGTTATCGAGTCCTTTGCTTTTCTCTTCTTTGATTTTCGCTTCATCGTTCACTGGATTGATAGCAGGTATAATATTTTTATCAAGATTTAGTTTCGGTAATCCTTTTAGTAATTCAAGAAACTTTTCTGAATCATTAGCCAGTCCATATTGTATCGCTTCCTCCATTTTTGCCGGAGGAATGCAGCCTAATGATTCAATCTGTTTTGACAGATTCAAACGTTTATCTTTTTGCTCAAGCTCTTTTATGCGAGCATCTCCTGCGGCAATGAGTTCATCTTTCGCTTTCAATTCAAGATTGAGTTTTTCAGATAACCCATTCATGCCGAGATTGAGCTTCTCTATTTCTTTTTTGTAGGAGTCTGTCAATTCAGTCACTTTGTTCGATAATTCCAATTCAGTCATATTTTTCTCCTGTGTATTATTTTTTGTGGTATCTAAATTCGCTGATAATTCACCCTCGTTATATTTCTTCCAAGCTGTCGCATATGCTACATCTTCATCAGTTCCTTTTTCAATCATTTTCTCGGCAAGTTCTGATACTGCCGGTGGGCATGCTGCCCCTAATGTAATTTCCATATCGAGGTTGAATAATTCTTTCATGTAAAATTTCACCTTATCTAAATTAGGCATTTTTTTAGCCTCCAATTTTTCTATAATTTTTTTTCTATCAAGTGATAGAGAAATAAATACTTGTTCACGAAGCCCAGCCATTGCCGGTAAATCCTTTCCGGCTTCGATGGAAATATGTGCTAGCCTCATTCCCTTGGCTGGGTTAAATATATCTACAGGTTCAAATCCACCAGAATATCTTCCCGGTCGAGTCCATCCCTCTTTTTGCATTTCAACAATTTTGCTGTCATCTTCTATCAGCGCCCATAGGGTATTGTCAGAGCGGGTTTGTAAATCTATTGCCCAACCTAATGGAGTGAATACGTTTGTCTGATGGTTTATACATAATGCTATTGAAAACGGAGAGGCTGCATCTGGACGGGCGTTGTGCTCTGATTTGTCATCTAAATAATTTTGGTAAACCAAATCAATAAATTGCTTATTGATATTTCTACCTTTGCTGTCCATTAAATTTTTAGGATATAAAATTTCAATCCACTTGTTCATACTAAAAGAATAATATTGATAAATATAAATGTCAACATTTAGCTGAATTGATTTATTTGGTGGGATTGTTTCGGCGGGAAGAGGTGCTATAGTTAATTAATCATTTTTACTCCAACTATTGTTTCTTTTTCAGCCATTCAAGACAAGCATCCTTCAGATTGATAACCAATTTCGCTTGTATCCATGCGGGGGAATATGACTCTGATAATTGCACGGTTCTGACTGCCAGCACATAAGCTCTCTCAATCATACTGGTGATAGCTTGCTTGATTTCTCGATTTGTAAATACTACCTCTACTCTTTTTGCGGGTAATTTTATTTTCGGCACATCTTCTTTTATTCTCTTTGGTTTTGCTTTCGGCTTTTTGTATTCCTCATACCATTCTCGCGCTTCGGCAATATCAACGCACCTGCCCTCTTTCAATCCACGCTTGGCATTGTTTGGCATGATTTCGGATGGCATACCTTTCTCTCTGATATAATAATCAAGCCTGCCTCTGCCCATGCCTAACACAATAGCTGCTTCATCTAGTGGCACATAGTGTTTAGAATTGCTTTTCTTCATCTGTTGCTCCAAATCCTGCACTAATTTTGTCACCAACCATTTTTATTATTCCTGGAAAATTCTTTTTCGCTTTGCATTTCAAATAATGCTGATGGCGTTGTTCTCTCTTGATTGCTTTGGCTCGCCTATCATAGTACCAGCGTGTTAATTTCTCCATGCAGACGCCTGCCATAAAACAAAATATACAGCTAATTAAAATAAATATTCTGTCGCCCATAATACCTACTAAATCCAGTTTACACTGGTATGAAAAATTTGTTTATCATTAAATCCAATTGCAAATTGTAGAAAATCCTCAAAGGCTTTCAAATAATTCGACAAGTCACCATTCTTTTTTGGATACGGTAATTGACGAGTGCTGTTGAGCAGTTCTATACGTACTTGATTGCCGCTGATAAAATCCATGTTCAGGATCAGTGGTTGGTTTAACTTCACATCAGCTGTTTGTTTGCGCGCCTCTGACCAGATTAATAATTGCATATCCTCTTTGTATTTATTCCAGCCATCAGGATACTTAGCGTATTTGCCGCATCCTGTATGCCGGGGCTGCGGTTTTAAGGGCACATCTTTTAATGTTATTAACACACTTCCTCCATGTTCTCGATTTCTTTTATGAGATCTTTGAGTATTTTATCCTTGCCCATTAATACCAATTTTGGTTCTTTATACCATGCTGGCAAAACAGATATTTTATTTTGTACATGTATTATTTTTTCCTTCAGCATTTCAATCACCCGCTGCTTGCATTTTTTAAATCCTTCTTTGTAGTAATTTGCCTTTGATTTCATTTCCTCAGAGGTACTCAAACCCAGCCATAATGGTTGCTTCAGCAAGGATTGTAATTCTTTTATTTGCATATTGAGCTTGTCTGTTTTTGGCTTAAGTAGCTCCTCGCCATCATCGTTTAAAGGTATATGCTCTATTCTGTTTTTTTCTAATCTGATAGTTTCAATTATTTCTTCAATCATTTTATTGTCACGCATTGGTTCATCTCCTAACAATGACTCCAAATAATCAATTTCACTATCATTAATCCATTGTGCCTGACTGTGATTTAATTTATTTACTATACCCAATATTATTTTCTTATTAATCATTTGCCCTCCAGTAGGATTTTCAATCTCGTTTCAAACTCCATACTCTTATGCTCATTTTCTGGGTCGTAGAATAACTCCGCAAACATGTCAACAATTTCATTCATTAATTTCGCATTATCCCGCTTCTCTAATTCTGCTATGTGTGCATCCTTGCAGTCCAGCTCCAGCAACAGCTGCTTATGTTCCGCGATAACTGCTTCGTCAAGAGTTGCCTCATCAGAATCAATACAAATACTCAATGTTTCGTTTTCAGTTTTTAATAGTTTTATGGAAAAATCCCTATCATCGATTATTTTATTCAGGCGTTCGTTTTCTTCGGTCAGATGTTCAATTTCGGTAAGAGGACAACCATCATGCGCACATACACGTTTTATTTCTGCACCGCAAGCAATGCAGATGCAGCTTTTGCAAACATATTCCATTTGTTGCTCATTTAATTTTTTAACCTGATGGTATGTTTCCTTAATTATGCATTTTTTGCACGGCTCAACTTTGACTAGATTTACCGGCAAATAAGGTAATCGCTCTCCGCAAAAAGAGCATTCAAACTCTTTCTGTCCTGCAATTGTTTTATTCAAACGTTCGTTTTCTTTTGTTAAGTATTTAATTTCGCCGTGCTTCTTGTTGACATCTTTGGTCAACTCATTTACTAAGTAGCGTTTCAGTCTGATGTTTGATATCTCGTTTTCCAAGCCTGAAATTATTTTATTCATGCGCGCGATTTCTTTATCCGCCTCGACTAATTCTTTACCCCGGTTTTTATCTTTCATTCTTGCCTCCGATAAAAGGGCGAGCGCAAACTACTAAATATGCACCCGCCCCCGATTTTTGCTATTTGATTTCGCCGTCCTCAATCCAGATGCCTGCATTTTTTGCGTCTGCTACTTTTTCAATCCAGAGCTGAGCATCGTTGTTTTTGGCAATGCTATTTAGCAATTCAATATTAGATTTATCCAGCAATGAACCATCACGTATCAGCATCACTTTTAATTTAGGATTTAGTGCAAGTCCAATACTGATACTCACTTTTAATTTCTCACTATCACTAAGCTGAGCAAAAGGAATTTCGTTATACAGTACTGCATTTTCTGAAAAAGATAATCCGGTTATTGGAAATTTAGCGTTTTGTAATTGCTCTTTTTTGTTGTGTTCGATTTGTTCTATCGAAGAAGTAAGGTTGTCTGCCGCTATTGATTTTCTGCCGAGAGCGTTTTGTGCTTCTGCTTTTCTTACAAACAGTTTAATTAGTTCATTCTGTTCCTGCGCTTTTAGGATTTCTTTAGTAATAGTATTTATTTTAGACTGCCAATCCTCTTGCTTAATTGATGCCTGTAGTGTTTCTATGTCTTTTTGCATTTCCGGTATTCTCTTTTTCAGTTTATCTTTGTCTGCATGATATTCTTTTGATGCGTTCTCTGTTGCTTTTTCGTATTGCTCTTTTAGTTCTTTAAGTCTATTGTCGTATTTTTCATCCAGTCGTAAACCAAATATAAAGATGGCGGACAATTTTTCTTTCATGGCTTTTAAGCAGATTATATCTTTCTCGTTCTGTTGCCTGGCATCAACTACTGCATCTCTTTGGTTTCGCAATGATTGTATTTCTACATGCTCCCCTTCTTTTCCTGCCGGCATTGCATCATGCTGAGCCTGCAATGATTTCAGTTCGCGATTAACCAATGTGCGCTCTTCATATAATTCTTTTTTTTCTGTATCAAGTTCATCGAAATTCAGCCCTGTTATTTCTTTGAGGATTCCAACCTGTTGCTGGTTTTTCATGCGGGCAAATTCAAGCGGGTCAAAGCTGAGATTGCCTATGAGTTTGTCCAGCATCGCCTGTGGAGATGGGTATTTGGCACCATCGTTGTTTTTGATTTCAAGATAACTGCCCTTCTCTGTCCAGGTTCTAGTTATCACCAGCTCGTCAATCACCACTTTTACGCTCGCTTTTTTCTGCCCCTTTCTGATAGGCATTTCCGGTATCAGGTCGGCTCCGCCTAAACAATACGCAATAGAATCCAAGACACTTGATTTTCCGGCTCCGTTTTTGCCCTCAATGAACAGTACATCATCTTTGGGAATAATTTGGATTGCTTTTATTTTCTTGATATTTTCTGATTGTAATTCTATGATTTTCATTTCATTACCTCCGATTGTTTTTTCTTAAAATGGTATTTCATCGTCTTCTAATTCTGGCCTGGTTACTACCGGTTCTTTTTTCTCAACCTGCGCCGATGCTTCTACTTTTTCGTAGCCTGCATAGGGCACAGTATTGCGCTTCTTCTGCACCCCTTCTTCACTGGTGTAATCTTCGATAATTAAATTCAAATAGCATTGCTGATGCAGGATATCTTTGGGATCCAGGTCAACTATTCCTTTTGTTTCTATCCCAAGACGCGAGCAAATTAATTTCACTCGCGACATTGCTTTTTCGGAAAATACCATCCGATCGAATATTACGCGCCCTTCGTGTAGTAATGGGTACACTACTGCAAACTTTAGATTCCACATCTCATCACCGGTCTTTGTTTGTTTTTCTTCTACTTCTGATAATTCACAAAGATATTTGCCCTCTGGTATTGGCTCGTAATTGTTTGCGTCATTAATTTTTGAAAAATCTATTTTTGGCATTCCTTTTCTCCTCTTTGAATTTTTTTGATTATTTTCTTGGCATTTTCAAAAGTAAGATCAGTTATCACTTCGGCATCGTAGGCAAGCAATTTTTGCTTCACCTGCTCATCACTCAAATTAAAGCTTGTTAGATATTCACTGATGATTTTTACCTGCTCTTCTGCTATCATTTTTTGCGGTTCTACTTCTCGAGTTAATTCCTTTTCTCCAAAGCATTTCTCAATCACAGCATACGAAATTTCAAAATCATTTAGTGGTAAGCGATTAGAGCGATCCTTCTTTACGTGCGCCATTCTTTTCCCTTCTGCGTTGATATACATTTGGAGTACAATATCAAATTCGTAGGGGAGACTCTTTTCTCCATCAAATGTTTCACCCTGCGCAACCATGAACCCACCGTCTTTGTATTTGGTTTTCTCGCGAGCAGTAACAACAACATTCATATCCAGTGCAATTAATTTCCGCACAAATTCTTTATGCTCTGATTTTATGGTTTGCCAGTCTTTAACCTGGAGATCGTAAAATTCATGTTTAAATCCTTTTGATCCTTTATTTCTCGACAGAAAAATATCGCTCCACTTCTTTTGGAGTGCGTCCCAGTACACAGTGACTGGGTCAAGAATTAGCGATAAATACGGATGCTTGCTTGTCGTTAGCCAGTCTATGGATTTCATTACTTCATCAGGAGTAGGAATCCTGCGGTTCTCGTCTTCCGGTCGTAGCACATCAAATTTAAAATCCTTGCCGTATAAATCGGATCCCCCTTCCAGGTCTATCATGACTGGCTTTGGGAATTGGAGAGAAAGGACGGTCTTTCCCACGCCAGTATTACCATAAATAAACAATTTTAATCTTTTTTTAAGTGTCTCGGCTTTTTGAAATGGACTGTTTATTTCATTCATAAATACCTCCGTTTGTTTTTTAAAGAACACATATTGTTTTTGTTTTCTTGCACAAATTCCAATAACCGCACCAGTTGGGTGAGCAATGCCAACCGTTCGGGTTAGGAAAGAATACATTGTTTTTAATCGCGACGTTCACCTTGTAAATCAGGTTCTCTGTCCAGTCGCAATCCTCATCACTTCGTTTCGTTGATATCTGTACTGCTTTTGGTGTTTTGGTTTTTATCACTGCATCAATACGCAATCCGTTTTCAGTATCGTTGAATGATTTTCGGTAGAGCAATGAGTAGATTCCTAATTGCAGGTCTTTGTCCACATCATTCTGGTTGGGTGTTTTGCCATACGCTTTGTTGTCAATGATAATCGCATTATCATCAACGCAATCAATAATTCCCATTAAATCAAAATCAATTTCTGGCATCTCTACCAGCAGGCTTTTTTCAACCATAACCGGCTGCACGTAGGGAGCGATAACTTTGTGATGCTCTTTCGTGATTTTAATTCCTTGGTCTTTCAGTGTATGTCTGGTTTCATCTTCCTCAATTATAATTTCTTCATCGTCAAAGGTTTCGTCAAAAACATCAGAGAATATTTCTTGCATGTTATTGATTTCTAAGTCTTCATGGGTTTTAATTTTCTGCGTATAATTTTGCGCAAGCGTTTCATGCCAGCAACTCGATTGTTTCATCGCTCCGGTTGGAGGGATTTTTAAACCTTCCAGGTACCTATACTCATAAGATTTTGGGCAGCGTAAATACATATTTATTTGTGTTGGACTCAAATATTTTTTTGCTTCGTCATTCATTCCTGCCTCCCCATTGGATATGTTTCATTTGCGAGCCTGCGCTCATGGTTGCGCTCATAGTGTCCAATAGCGCATTTGCTACAGTATTCACCATGCCCGCAAGAAAAGATCAGCTCTTTTTTCTTTTGGCACAGGCTACATCTCTTGCGCTCGGTCCCGTTTGCGATTCTTGTTTGTTGTTCTGTGGTCACAATTGCTCCTGTTGATACATTTTTGTTTCTCTTTCGTAGTCGTGTTGACTTTGTTCTCTGAAACACTTATCACATATTTTTTCTTTGGTTCTTTTGCTTGAAAATCCGAATTCAAATTCTTTACCACAAGTATCACAAATATATTTTTTGTATTTTTTCTTATTCATCTGTCGCCTCCATTTTGATGATGTTTCGGATAGTGCGCAATCTGCCCATTATTACCGCAATGTAATTTAGTAATTTCATCTTATCATCTTTATTAAATTCTTGGTCAGTCAGGCAGTCATTATAGAGCTTGTCCAGATAGTTAAATTTATTACTCATCAATGCAATCTCTGTAGCTATTGTCTGTTCAAACACATCTGAAAAGCGAGGCTCGCAATCCAACAGGTCAGGTTCTTTTTGGTCTCTTAGGTTCATACTGTCCTCCAAAATAAAATAGGGGCATAGGCAAACCATCATGTGTTTTGCTTTTATTTCTATGCCCCTGACTTTCTACTTCCGTTTTTTGAACGGAGATGGGTTGCACATAGGCACCTCCAAAAGAAAGTATTGCACAGGCACGCCCTCTACTACATGCCTGCATTGAGACCTGAGAATAAGGGGAATCTGTAGAGGAAGATTTATTTGGATTGTTTTGATTTTGTCTTTTTAAATTTTGTTTTTCAGGTCTCATAATTTCTATTCTCAAGTTAAGTATAAGCTATTTGGTTTTATTTGTCAAGAGCAAAAGTCTCGTTTTTGCCCTTTTTAGAAGAAATATTTTTGAACGGATAAGTCTTGATAATTTTGCCTTTGTGCTGCACGGTTATGTCATTTTCGCCTATATGTAAATGCTCACAAAATCTTGATTTCTTTAGCTAATTAATTGGCAATGGTTCGCGATAATAAAATGCGGTGGGAATAATATTGTTCTCTCTGCAGATGGGGCATTCAAGGATTTTGTATTTTGGTTTCATTTCAATTCCTCCGGGTAATTCCAGTTATTTTTATCCCATTTCAAAAATACAGGAATATTGTTTTCTCTGGCAACTTCAATAATCGCACGATAATAATCAGGTGATGCAGGTGGTTTTTTATTTAGCCCGCCGATGATAATCCAAGAAAATATAGGCAATAGTTTCAACTCTGATTTTTCAATAGGATTTAAAAGTGGTTCAAAAGAAACAAATAATGCCCCTTTGGTTTTCAGAAACCTCATTGGTTCCATCATTGTTTGTGCTGATACCACTTTAAATCTTTTATCTATGCTCACACCAAGCCAACGATTGTTGAAACCAAATACAGACGGCATCCAGCAAGAATAAATAGCAGGATTTTTTGTGAGAAATAAAAACCAGTTCTGACTTTGTTTTGTTATTTCAATAATTTCATGCAATCCGCCTGCTTGGCTTATTACTTCAGGGCAAAACAAATCTATGGTGCTACCTACAAATATTTTCTGTCCTTTCTTTTTGAATTTCAGCATTTGATTTATTTCGTCAGTGTCTAATCTGATTTCTGGATTCCACTTGAAACGCTGATACATAGCACGAGCATAGCAATAGGGGCAGCGCATGGGGCATAGTCCTTTAACTGGATTAAAAGAATAATCACACCATTCAATATTCGTTTTTTGCATTATTCACCTCAAACAATTTTGTTTGTTGCTCATTTTGTTTAATGCTTCAAAATCAAAAGAACTGTGAATGTAAAGCTTGTATTCTTTATCACATTTTTTGCATTTTATAAATCCTCCAAATTAAGATATGGTTTCCATTTTTCAATAAGCGTTTCCAATCCTTTCAGTTCATAATCCAAATTGTCAATGAGGTCTGCTATCGCTGATTCTTTTGTGTCATGAGAAGCTCCAATATTTAATGCTTTCGCTAAAACAAAATTTACTTTTCCTTCATGATTTTCAATACTGATAATCAGCGCTTTCTTGAGTTTGTATTTGCCTATTTGTCTTATCATTTTTTTCATCTTATCCTCTAAGTATAATAATTGTTGGTCATGGTTTTGCCTCATATGGTTTCACGATTTTCTTGATTTTGAGTTTGCCTAAAGCACCATCACTGCGGGAACCAATTACCTTGAAATAATTATTTCCTATACTATTGATGATAGAATTAATAGGAAAATAACCAAATAGCAAAAGAGATATTTCAAACGATGGTCGAAAAAAATACCATATCCGCAAGGGCAAGGTCTTAAGATACCATAGAAAATGTTTCATGGCTTTACCTCCGGCTTTTGTTTTTCTTCCTCCGTAAAACAATAACAGTATAAAAATTCATGTACTCTTGATTCATCCTCTGCAACCCATTTTAAATGCTTAATTAATTCGCTCAATGTCCAGCGGTCTATTTTTTTTAGTTTCATGTTTCTGATATAATTTTCTAAATTAAGTCTCATTTCTGCACCGCCTTCTCCACTTTCAGTATCGGTTTTTCTTCGCCTGCCAGAAACACCATCTGCACTTCGTAGATTCCGTCCCTTCCTGCAATTTCGTTCATATTTATTGCAGTCACGGTTTTTAGTGGTAGGCATTTTCCTTGAACAGCAATAGGGCAACTCTCTGGTACAGGTATGATTACCGTCTCGCATTTCTGCGCTTTCACTTGTTCATTGTGCTGCTGAATATAACCTGCAACACGAACCACCATGATGATTATTATGATGATTCCTATCGTGTTCATTACCGCATATATTTTTTCAAATATAGTTGCCGCAAGGTCCTTAAATCTAACAATGAACTGATAATTCTTTTTCATCTTGATTCTCCTTTTAATTTTTTGAAGCATTCGTTAATTGTTTAAGTGCCTGCTTTACCTTTGGAACGCATTTAGTACAATACTGCTTTTCGTTTATCTCTTCCCATCCGTACATTCTCATCACCGTTTTATAATCCTCCTCAATAAAACAACTCAAACAAACAGTGCAGCAATCACACTGGATCAGGATTATCTTTTTTATCATCCTTGATCTCCATATCTTTCCAGGTTAATTTTCTAAACACACCAGGGCATCCAGTTGAAAACCGCACCTTGAATTTCTGTCCACAAACTTTTCCTTCATCAGTTCTTCCATCACCGTAAGCGCCGAACATCTGGCCACAGACAGGGCAGACAACCAAGCCGGATGTGCATTCCGGGAAGAGCAAATCAATAGCGTAACGATAATAAGAACGATAAACATCCTCCGATTCGTATTCTCTATTAATCGGATCGAGCGCCTGATCCGCCATGTATAGTGCGTTGAATCCTGATCCGCCTTTTTCAAAATAAAGATTTGGTTTTTCTTCTCTGCCAAATATTTTATTCATCTCTTTTAATTTTTTTACTTCTCCGGAGCAGCTGTTCAATGACCAGTACATTTTGATTGCGCTCATAAGTAAAGTAGCATGATCCATCTTATGAAACGGAGTCTCTCCCCATTTCAATTGCTTTTTTTTGTTTCGCATAATATTAACTCTCTCATCGGTTTTTAGATGTTCTTTCCAAACAAGATTAATTTCACATCTGCAGTTTGGCATCCAGGCATATTTATTGTTAGACATTATTTATCCTGCGATCGTCTTCTGATATTTCAATTATTTTACACATCTCATTAATCCTGGAAATAATTCTTGAATCAATACCGGTTGCCTCTAACTGTGAAATTGATTTATTACTTGTGAATACTGTGTGCATATCTTTATTGTAGCGATAATCCACGATATGAAACAATGATTGATTTGCAAAGTCTGTCATTTTTTGTGTAGCTATATCATCCAGGAAAAGAGTTTGTATCTCGCATATTGGTTCAAGTATCTCTGATATTGATTCATTGATTGCGATTTTATGCTTCAATGCATTAAGTAATTTATCGCTGGAAGTCAAGCAAACTTTTTGTGTTGGGATGTAAATACTTCCATCATCCGCGGTAAATGCTTTATCCTTTTCAATAATTATTTTCATCGCAGTTGCGCAAAAATAAGTTTTACCACTGCCCACGTTGCCATAGATATAAGCAGATTTTCCTTTTATGATTTCTCTAAAAGAAGAAAATAAACGCTCTGGAATATTTAACGATTTGCAATCAAAATAATGTTCTTCAACGCCATACTGATATAATCTTTCCTTTAATCCGTCTCCGCTTAAATTATTTTTATTCCAATCATCGGTATAGATTTTTTTCTTCTGTCTCTCGATAGATTCCAGAAAGGAAATCACAAATGGGGTCTTCCGGTCTGCATCTGAGAATTCTCCAAAAGCATATTTTTTTATAGCCGCCAGGTAAAGAATACTCTCTCTTGATTTTTTTGCTTTGTATTCCAGGATTTTAAACATCCCATCTTTTGTTATTGCTTGCATTATTAATCCTTCTTTGGTTTTTCGGGTATCGGATATTTGGTTGTTGCTGGGTCATAATTGGATGGTCTGATGTACGCATATTTTCCGGGTTCGTATTCTATATGAGGTGATGATTGATTTGTTTTGTTGTCATTATAAGCTGTCAAGTCATCAGTCCAACGTTCCTGATTAATGAACGTCACCGGATTAAGAATATAACCCTTCTTCCATCTGTCTGTTAATTTTGCTTTTTCTATGAAAGCCAGAATTTCATCAATATGATTCTGGCATTGATGAGTTTTGAATGTCTTAATAGCTTTTTGTTTGGATTCCTTTTTGGGGTATGCCATCCAGAATTGCGAGAAGCAATTTGGATGATCTATTTCTATTGGTTCCCTTTCTATTGGTTTATTATATATTGTATGTGCAGCTTTCTGCACCCCTAATTTACACGAAGTTGCACCCCTCTTTGACATCTTTCTGCACCCTGCAACTTTCTGCACCCCTGCAACTTTCCGCACCCCTTCACTCTGAAACATAGTCCAGGTGTCATAGTGCTTATTAAACAGGAAGGTATTGGGTGCAGCTTCCTGCACCCTCTCGTAATAAATTATATGCATCTGCTTTAATTCCTTTATGGTCATCCAGCAGGTTCTCTCTGATTTATTAGAAAACTCCATGAATTGATTTATTGAAATAGTATCCTCTGGTTTTGAATATCCCCAGCCATAATGAATAATACAATCTATCATGCTTCTTTGTGCCCCATTTAATCCAGCCATTGCAAGCGCAATAAATACATCTGTCGCGATTCTTCTATGCCCCTCTTCTTTTTGTGGATTAATTTTAGAATCTTTCTTCCATGGATTTTCCATCGAACCTTCTTTTGAAAAAATAAAAAAAGGGACACCCTGCCTGAGAAGCTGAATGTCCCCAGCAATGGGGCAGACACTGGATATGAATATCCCATTGCTTTGATTTTAATGCGTTTGATTTTTCCAGTGTCTGTATCATATAATAAGTATAATCATTTTAAATTAAAAGTCAAGGGGTGAATAGGTTAGTTTCTATTTGGTCGCCCCATACATCCCAATCTATCCGCCTTTTTCTTGCAAATATATCTATTCTGGGAGCAGGAGACATTTCTTCAACTAACTTATAAAACACATCTGGCTTAGTGCTATGCTTTCCTGCGGAGTTGAAACACTTTATCCAATTCAATTTGCCAATATTCAAAAACTTTTGCATAGGCTTACCATAAAAACCTAACAGGCAAAATTCGGATGCAAAAGTATAACCCATGGCTGGACATATCCCTGACGGTTTTATCATTGGCAGAACGAGATGAAACCTAACGTCCCAAGAATCTAAAACATCAAAGCAGTGCCTTAACATTTTGTTTGTAGTCCAGCAGTAAACATGACAACCCTTATTTGTGATGGTGCCTATTGGTATGTTTTTTATTTCATCTATTGTCATTGTTTTATATGGCAATTTTGACGCCATATTTCTTCTACTCAAACAGTATTTCTTCAATCCAATATTCCAGGGCGGGTCTACTACAATAGTATTATATTTTTTATCAGGAAACGGAACCATCCTTCACCTCACAGTTTCGATAGGTAGAATTTTAATGTTTTACGGCAAATACTGTATTCTTTTGTGTTCGATACGTTCTGCTGATACTCCATCAGCGCACGCAGGTAGCCATAGAAGCGACGCTGTGCGAAGGAGTAGGCATCTTCATCGGATTTGCTGCCTCTGTACTGATGGTATGCATCCTTGCAGTCCAATAATATTTGTTTCAGTTTATCGGTCATGCTTCCTCCAGCTCTTTCACTAATTCATGCCCTAATTTACAGTTAGAATAATTATCGCATTCTCGCCGGTCGTCCTCTTCTCCGCTACAAAATTCGTTTCTAAAATCACTTCCACAATGTTCAACTTTCAGTGTTCTATAAATCAGGATTTCAATTATATGTTTCAGTTTATAATTCATACTCACCTCAATTTTGCAGATGCGCAATCAACGCATCTCTTATCGATTTATGCTCGCAACAGAGCAGATCATCTTGGCATTTCTCACAGGCTTTTATTTCTGCGGATAGTAGCAACAGGAATATCAGGTTATTGCGCTCTCTGATGATAATTTCAGTTGCTTGTCTGTTGGTCATTGCTCCTCCCTCAGGCATTCATCGCACATAATATATCCATCAGCGTTTGCCTTGTTGCAATGATCCTCATCAACTTCTTTGCCGCAATTCGGGCAATCAAACTTATCATTCTGCTCTATTGCCCTACAGCAATGCGATTCAACCCATGCCTCAGACCCATCGTTATAGCTCACGTATACCGCCTCGCCTCGTGTAGTGTGCGGCATTGCCTCATTCATGCCTGCCAGGATTTTTTTCTTGTCAGTGATACATTTGTATATTTCTGTCATTTTCATAATATCCTCCAAATAATTTTATTATTGCGCTAAAATGTTTTGCATAAACGATAATCCAGGAATTGGTTTGATTTTGCCATCAATCAAATCCCAGATTTTTTGAATTATTTCTTTGTTTTCAATACTCTCAAAAATTGCTAACACTTTTTCTCTTTTCACGGTCTGCCAATATTTTTTATCCGGGTTCCATTTCCAGCCCGCCTGTTTGATTATATTGCGTTTTTCAATCTCTGCGAAATCCAATCTCGCAGAATAGGTCTGTTCCTCGTAGTTAAAATTTATATTTATTTTTTTCTCTGTCATTTTGTTCTCCTGTTCGTTTTTGTTTTTCATACTATTATATATTCAAGTACCGTGCCAGATTTAAAAATGAGGCTGTAGCTATGTTTGGTGTTTTTGGCTACAATTCAGTATTCAAATATCTGGATTGTTTTATGCTGCATATTTTAAGTATTTGATGCATAATTGAGGCAGTATCTATGTTTTAGCCACTTCAAATATTTGGACGAAAAATACAAATATGTGGATAGATATTGCTGGAACTATGCATCATTTAAGGGAAGAAACAAGTACCTGTCTCACTTCTGCTTTTTATTGCAAGTTGGCACAAGTATTGATATGTAGAAATATATGGAAAAAGAATTGTGTACAAAATGTAAAAAAATAATCTATGAAGTCAAAATCCATATAGAAAGAAAAGCATACTGTATGGATTGCGGAATTCCAACCATAATCAAAAAGGAGAAGCGCGAAAATGATTTGCTATTGCGTGATAGAGAAAGAAAAGCAACAAATTGAATTGAGATATTATAATTTTGACACGGGAGACCAGATAGAATTACCATGCTATTTACAATTATCCGGTAAGAAAGACGAGCGCAACACAGTTGAATACAATACCTGGAGAATAACAATACTTGATAGAGATAATTATACATGCCAGATATGCAAGAGGAAATCCGGTGTTCTCCATGTTCACCACATCAAGCCATTTGCGGTATACAAGGAATTGCGACTTGACCTTGATAATGGAATAACATTATGCAAGGATTGTCATTTAAGCAAAATGCATAATCGATTAACTTCTAACGTGGATAAATTATACGATATGCTTGAAATATCAGTTGAACATTGGAACAGCAGACAGCCTCGATTATGATTCATTGTAAAATCCCTCTTGGCTTTCACAGATTGCAAGATTTGAAGTTTTCGAGGTTTAAGCCAGTTCTGATACTCTGGAGTTCCAACTTATCGCTCTACGCGATTATTTTGCTCGCACTCCCCCACTTTCTCAATAGCGCATTTTTTATCCCTGCAATAATCTACCTGCTTGCGGGGCACATATTCTATTTTTAGTTTGTCGTGTTTCAATTCAACTCCAATTCAAAATCACATCATAAATCAGGTGATACAAAGAATTATATTGCGGAGAATAGTGGTCAATATGGTATGCCGCTTTCACGTTACCATCATGGCTAACATGCAAACTATACCTCCACTCACATTCTCTGATAGAAAAATCGTATTCGTTTTTAAAAATCTTGCCATAATACTTTGGCTCGAAACAAACAAAATAATTGCATTGCATCAAATGGGCAAGCCATTCCTGCAAACGAAAGTCGCTTGCATATTCTATGAGGATATGCTTCCCGGAATAGGTGAGATTTATTATTCTTTTTTTCTCTTGCCAGGTATCATCAAAAAGCCGATAGGTTTTGAGTTTGTAAAATATTAATTGAGTTAGTTTTTCGTCTGTCATAATGTTTTGTGCGGGAGCCCAAAAAAGCATTACTGCTAAAAAACAGCTCCCGCGATTTATCTGTTTTCGGAGGTTTCTATTTGTTGTTGCCCAGGTTCTTTAATCTATCCAAATTCAATTTATACAATCCTGCGCTTGCCAGGTAGGCAATAAACAGTTCAACGAACAATTCTTTTACGCCTAAACTCCCTGCAAATCCTGCATAGAAAGCAATAAAACCTAACCCAATAATAACAAATATTGTGATCAACTGTTTAAATGCTCCAGTCACACCACCAATTTCCATATTCTGCTTTACACCGGAAGGAATCAACCACCAGATAATAGCGGTAATTCCAGTATTAGAAACACCTATACCAGCAATAGCAAAAAGAATTTCAATTAGTTTTGTCAAGTCCATATTTTATCTCCTTATTTTAGAATAATTTTATTCCGATTGTTGAACCAAAACTGTATCCAGATTTACCCTGTGGAATATATCTGCTCTGGTAGAAACCGCCCCAGCATTCAATCGTGTACTGCCCCTGAATTAGATATGTAGCTGATAGATTCACCCCGCTGATGTCATTATCATTAGCTCGCACATACTGGAATAACAATCGTATTTCTGATGCGGGATAGTACAATGCCCCTACCACAGTTGCAAAATCTTTTTTGGTCCAGCTCGCAGTATCGCTGACAAGATATTCCTGACCAGCTCCGATGTAGATATTATCTCTCAATTTCCTGAATAGAATTTCAGTCACGTTAAATGATCGCCCGCTGTTCTGTCCAACTTTATCGGCACTGCTAATACTGGTACTGGTGAAGCTGAGATAATCATCCTTCAATGGTTCAAACACTTGCGCTTTAAAAATTAGCCCTGCATAGAAGCCCATATTGTGCGATGCGTCCAAACCTAAAGCACAATACGTGTCAATCGAAAACCCGCATATCGAAAATGCCATAATGAATAATGTCAATAGTATTATCTTTTTCATTCTACACTCCACTTACCAAATATATTTTTATGCAATTTTCTTGGATATTCAGCGATACAATTATCAATAGTGATTCCCGTAGAAGATGGCTTTGTCACATTGCCCGCTTTATCGTGTACTGTGCAAGTGATTAAATCCACATAGTTTTTGCCCATATCAACGGGCGTATACCCAACAATTTCTCCGCCCATGGTTTTAAGAGAACCACTGTAGGCGTGCCATTCGTACAGAGAAATATCATTCGCATCATCCTGCGCAATGCAGTAAATCATGCTATCTTCATTCTTGCATATTCTATCAGGCTTGGCATACACCGCCGTGATGTATGATGTGTGAGATGTGGGCACTGCGTTGATTGGTACCGTGCTTACATCCTCATTGCAA